ATGTTGCACGACCCAGTTTTGATCGAGCTCGTCAGCTGTCTTAAAGATTGCCTTTTCTCCTTCGGTAAGCTCCGGTAAATGCTGAACAGAACCTTTTTTCGTAATGATTGAAGTCCATGTACTTTCATTGTTGATACCATACCTTTCGAGTACTTCTTCTAAGTATTTGTTTTTGACAAGGAAGCTTCCTGCTCTTGTTCTGTGTGTGTATGCATTTGCTTTAAGTGGTTCGATACTTGGTGATGTTGACAAAATAATTCCACTACTTGCGTTAGGTGCGATAGCCATAAGGTGTGAGTGCCGTAAACCGGTAGATGTGCCATCTGGGTATTCTCCTCTTTGTTCCGCAAGTCTTTTACTTTGTGTAACTGCTCTTTCTTTAATTGTACTAAAGACTACATCGTTTATTTCTTGTGCTTTTTCTGATTCCCAAGAAACTCCGTGTCTGTGTAAGAGTGAGTGGAACCCCATTGCTCCGAGCCCAATTGACCTTTCTCGTTCGGCACTATACTTTGCTCTTGATATAGAGTCTGGTGCAAATTCAATAAAGTATTCGAGCACGTTGTCAAGCATAGTGATAATATCTTCGACAATAGTGGTACCTTTCCACTCATCGAAATACTCCAAGTTAAGAGACGACAAACAGCAGACAGCGGTGCGATCTGCAGATGTAGGTAAATGAATTTCGTTACAAAGATTAGATCCATGAATTTTTAACCCTAAGTCTTTTAGACTTTGTGGTAGATATGAGTTAGCCGTATCAATAAAATTTAGATATGGCTCTCCAGTACGGAACCGCACTTCAAGGATTCTTTCCCATAGCTTCCGCGCGTTTACTTCGTCAGTAGCTTCACCTGTAGCAGGATCACGTAAGTCAAACATTTTACCTTGACTTACAGCTGCCATAAACTCATCTGTAATATTAATGGCGTTATGTAAGTTTAATGCTTTACGTTGTACATCGCCTGTAGGGATACGTAAATTTAAGAACTCAACAATGTCTGGATGAGACACATCCATATAAGCAGCATAAGAACCTTTACGTGTCTTACCTTGGCGATATGCAATCATATCAGCATCAACGGTATGCAAAAACGGAATAGGTCCTGGTGCCTTATCAGATACAGCACGTATGTCAGACCAATGACCACCTACACCACCACCAAATACTGATAACCAACGTAGCTCAGAACTGTGGCTAATTAGCCCTTCAAGTGTGTCTGGTACATATGTTAAAAAACAAGAAATAGGCAAACCTTTATCTTTTTTTGTTCCATTAGGGGCATTAGATAAAACAGGTGATGCAAACATAAACCACTTATTACTTACATAATGATATAGACGATCTGCTAAATCTTCATCTAGCTTACCGTGAAAAGTTGACCAAGCTTCTGCTGCTCGAGCATATGCTTCTTGCGGCGATTTTTCACTGTCGCGCATGTAAAAGTCTTTAAGCATTCCTACAGCGTAACCTGCTAATAGCGAATCACGCTTTTTATCTATTTTAATTTTCATAAAAGTAATAGCCTTTATACGGACTAGAGAATTCTGTCCGGTTGCCTTTGATTTTTTAATTTGATAGTACTATTATATATCAAAACGCTGTATTTGTACACCATTAATTTAACGGTATATCAGCATTTTAGACAAAAAAATAGTGGCACTTTTAGCCACTATTTTTAGCTATTATTTGAAATATTTGCTAATCATTTCCAATCTGTCGTCTGCTTCGGCTAATTTACATAGCTCTGCATTAACAGCTTCTACTACATCAGAGTGTTCTCCAATACCAGCAGGATTTGTTAGATATATCATAATATTTGTCTTATGGATTTCAATATCGCCTTGGGCTGATGTCATGGCGGCGTTGATAATTTGTTCGTCTATTTTCATTTTTTACTTCTCGCTTTCTCAACTGCGCGGCTACCAAACCAAAAGGAAATAATAGCAGCAAATATTGCTTTTGTGTCTTCATCCCACAAAAGCTGTATGGCTTGGTCAAATGGAGTACCCATTTCCAAAGCATTCATTAATAATGTAATTTCAATAGTAGCAAACAATGCAAAAAATGCATAAGTAATCACTGGTCTAACTGATTTTTGTAGTACAGATGTCCAACCGGTTGATTGCATAATTGCTGTGTCATGTGCAATAAGTCGCTGATGCTCATTATCAGCAGCCTGCTTATCAAACATCTTCATGTCATAATCATAGCCTTCTTTACGAAGCTCTGCATGAAGACGCATCTTATCTAATTCTAATTTATTGTTCTGCTTTGACTTAAAATGATCCATAACTGCTGGCGCGGCAGAACCCGCAAAGCCTAGTAGTGATCCTAATAGTGATAACATTATTTTTTCCCTAGCGCTCTCTTGTACATTTTCTCAACATGATACTTAGAACGCCTATCCATTTTTTTAGGTTTCATTGTAGGTGGCAGAGAAACACCGCCTTGAGCAACAGAATTTGCTGGAGCATCTTCTTTTTGTAATGCTTCTCTATATAGGTCGAAAAATGATTTGAATTTTATCATTTGATTAATTCTCCAGCAGTAACGTATATTGCTTGATTTGTGTTTATATGTGTAACTTCATATATGTCAATACCAAAAACATCACCAACAGGATAAGAATTTTCTGCAACAGTAATCTTATCGTTTTTTCTTACTACTTCTTCAGCAGTAGAATTTAAGACTTTAGAACCCTTAACTTTGTACACTCCAGGAGACATCATCTTATCTTCTAATACAAACCACATATTACTTTCGGCTAAAAAATCAGTGAGTTCTAAACCTGATTTTTTAACAACTTCAAGTAGCTGATCTTCTGACATATGAAGATGCTCTTTTATTAAGTATAACATAGCAGCATAAGAACCAAGTCTATTGCCTGGAATTAGCTTCTTAATATTATACACAAGCCTATGAAAATATGTATAGACAGATTTTTCTTTCCCGTCTGTAGGCTTACGTAGTTTTTTCCCATCTTTATCGATGAGGCCCATTTCAAAAGCTTTTGTTTTTTCAAACGGTGTAACTAAAAGCTTCAAAAATCTAAAGGTATAGACTAGATCGCCGGCTCTTGTAAGTAAACTCATATCTTTCTCAACACCTCTACCACGTATGGATCCAGATTAATTCCAGCAAGATCTTCTGACGTAATGTACTTTAGGTACACTAAAAAAGGTTTTACTACGGGCCAGTGTTTTCCTTCTAGTTTTAGTCCTAATATTTTAACACCTGCTTCAATACCAAAAACATTATGAACCACGACTATATGATTCATAATAAGTCTTTCAGCTAGATCTCCAGTTTCAATATAACGATTAACTAATCGTTTAATATATTTGAAACGTTTTAAGTCTTCTTCAAATTCGTCGGTAGTTGCACCGACTTTATTATAATAGTTTTGTGCTGCAAATAGCAACAAGTTTTTATCAGTTAATTCAAAAATCATGATGTACTTCTATAAGTGGATTATAACTTATATATTACTTGTACATGTCCGTTACTTCTTGAATTTCTTCGATTTCATCAATTAAGTCAGACTTACTTTTACGTCTGTCAAGCTCAACACCATGTTGTCTACCTAATGCTTCTAGCTGAAGCTTAGTCATATCTTCAAGGGCTGTATCGCCAACTGGAGCTTCATTTAGCATTGTCATAGCAGGCTTAACAACCTGTTCTACAACAGGAGCTGTTGTCACACCATTCCATACATCGATTTGAGATTGCGAAATCTTTTGAGATTTAAGCAACTCGCCTGAGTTCGGGTCTACCCAACCGCGGGTAGTTGGAACTGCGCCTTTTGGACCTTTCATTATTTTTTCTCCGTCGGTTTATTAATAATTGATTTATCTCCAGCACCGTTATCACCTTTACGGGCTTTTCCGTTTGGACCTTTTTTACCAGCTTGAGCTGCATCATTATGACCTTTTGCTTCAGTGTCATCTACATTATTTTTTACATACTCTGCATCTTTCATCATGTCCATTGCGCCTTTTGACGATTTAGACTTATCTAGCATGCCTTCTGGATCTGTAGCTTTGGATTTTCTGTCTTTATCGTCAGTTAAGAATTTTTCCTTAAATGCTCTAAATGACAGCGCTTCTTTTCTAGCTTTAGCTGCAGCTACATCTGTTTTAGCTTTTTTCAGATCAGCACCTGCATCCTTTTTACGGTTAATATCAGCAGCCTTTTTCTTCATTTTAGCTGCTTTGTTTTGAGCAGCATCTGCTCTACCGGCTGAACCAAGTCTAAAGTTTCCTTGCTTATTGATTACAGTCTTTTTAGCAAGGTTGCCAACGCCTTTAGCAATTGTGCCAAGGATTTCATTCATTTCAGCTTCTTTCATATCCACAGGATATTTTTTACCTGCAAATACAAAATCTTTTTTGCCATCTTTTTTAGCCATTTTGGCTGCATGAATAAACTGGCCTTTGTCATCATCTAATGTTTCTTTATCATCATCATCTTCGCCGTCGATTGATTTACCAATAGCTTTACGCTTTTTATGAAGGTACTTGTCAGTGCTATCAGTATCTCCATCGTTGTCAAGATCTGTATCTTTACGATCTTTGAATTTTTTCTTAGCCGCTTTAGGGTCAACTTTATCCATGCCTTCGCCATCATCAGACTTGTCGTTTGACGCATCTTCTTTTTTAGCGGCAGCTTCTCGGACCTGCTGTAAAGCCAAGCCCATACGTTTAATTTCTTCTAGGTTCATTACCTTCTCCTTTAGTTACATCCACATATGGGCTACATATGTGCCAATTCCTGCAATAGCTGCAGCGTATACAATCTTATTTATAAGAGAAACTGTACGATGATTTTCATCGACCTTTTTCTCTATAGAATCCAATTTAGCAGAAAGGCGATTAATCCTTTCATACATTTTTTCATGATCATCTTGCAGCGACGTTATTTTTTCTTCGGCACGAGCCATAGAAACCATAGCATCAGCTAGCTTATCAATCTTTTCTTCAATGCGATCAAGCCGCGAGGTATTTGTATCTGCCATTAGAAATCCTATTAATTATCTACTGCTGCACCAGCTCGCCATTGATAGCACGACCAATAACCTGCTGTAGTTTTATCTTTTTTCTGATCACAATTATGTCTAGCACGAAAACTTGCTCTTGCACCTGCATCATCGCGATTAATGCTCATATTTGGATCACCAAATCTTACGACTACAACTTTACCTTTTGCGTTTTTTACATACACCTTGAATTTTTTATTAGGATTTTCACTAGTACGAATAGGATCGTTTAGCTTTACTTTTTTCCCTTGGTATTCAGCCGCTTCAATAATATGATCATATAGTTCTTCTTCGCCGCTAGCTCCTTCACACTGCTGACAACAGGCCGGTGTACCGCAATTAGTATGTTCAAAGAAATTCTTAAATTTTTTCATGTTATCCGCCAAATTCATGCCCTGCGACACGCTTCATTTGAGTGTTAAATTGAGCCTGTGAAGGCTTTTCTTTATATAACTTAATAGAGATTTCAGGACGTTCTTTTCCTTTAATTCTCCAATTCAAACCTTTTGCTTTATGCTCAGGATCAGTTGTTTTTACTACACGACGCTTGTAACCTGCTTCCCAAGTTTCGCTTTTTTTTTCTTCTACGTCTTCGCCTCGAGCGCTAGCAAAAGCAGCTTTAGTAGGCGCGCCTTTTGACCCAGGCTTCCTCATAGGTCTACCTTCTTTACGTTTTTTATGAATGTTAGCCCAGAGGCTTTCAGTAAAAGATTTGAAATTTAACATTACTTTCCTGCGCCTTTATACATTTTGAGTGCTTTACTAAAATCTTTATTCTTCATCATCCGCTTTGATTCAGGGTGATTAGGATTATCATGAGCCATCCGAACACCGTCATCATCTACCTTTTTAGCTTTTACAAATTTTTGATATGCTGACATTTTCTTTGAGTCAATTTCTCTTGCTTCAGTTTGAGCTCTCATTGACCGGACTTTTTTGCCTCTCTTAAACTTAGAAGAGTCGCCTCTGTCTAGCATACCAGCAACATTATCGCCGGGATCATCTTTACCGTGATAGCCTTGAGCTTTACCCGGCTTAAGCTTTTTAATCTTTCCACCTTTTTTCTTAAAGTCTGCAATGGCTTT